CGGCCGCATTTTTACGGTTTGTTTGGATTGCGGTGATCGCGAGTATGAAGGCGTCGCGGCGGGGGTGCAGTCGTGATCGCGGTCGATACCAAGCTGGCCTATCGCGATCAGTTCGTTTTTCAGCGCGAACACTGCTTCGGCCATGCGCTGAATGTGGGCGCCAACACGGACGGCGGAAACCTGAAGCGGGATTTCGGCGCGGTGAATCTGGACCTACGCGCCGTCGATCATGTGACGGGTGACATTCTGCCGGTGGACGTGCTGGGAGATGCGCGGGATCTGCCGTACCGCGGCGAATTCGACACCGTGATTCTAGGCGAAATCCTCGAACACATGGAGCGGCGCGACGCTGTTTGTTCCTTGCGCCAGGCCGCGCTGGCTCTTCGAGCCGGCGGCCAGGTGGTCATCACGATGCCGCATGATGTGCGGCGCGATGCTGGAACGCTGCCGGTACCGGAAGGCGAGGCTCAATTCTACGCGCCGGGGATCTATGCCTATCACTATCGCTCGATCAGTCGTCGCGAGCTGGTGAGCTGGCTGGTCGAGGCCGGCTTAACGATTGTAAGACTGGTGCGGATTCTTTACGTGTGGGGGCAAGAGGGCTCGGGCGTCGTGGCGGTTGCTGCCGGCGACACCGCTGCTATTTCTCGCTGGGGGCAAGGGGCATGCTGAAGCGGGAAAAGATCATCGGGACGATCGGGTATATGGGCGGCGTCATGAGTGTGCCGGAACCATTCTGCTGGAGCTGGGGTAACATGCTCGTGTTTGTCCATGAGGCCATCTGTAAGCCTGGCGAGCATATTCTGCCGGTGCGGGCCAAGGTGAGCTTACACGATTTCGCGCGCAACGATCTTTTACGCCAGATGCAGGGCGATTGGATCTTGATGCTCGATACCGACATCGCGTTTGAACCGGATCTCGCCGCGCGCATGATCGGGGTGTTTCTGCGCTATAACCTCGACGTGCTGACGGGGCTCTATTCCTATAAGACGCCGCCGCATTATCCGGTCGCCTACATGCGCAACCCGGAAACCGGGCGCCAGGAAACGCTGGCTGACTGGCCGGATGACGAGGAGCTGTTGCCGATCGACTCATCGGGCGCCGGCTGCTTGCTGGTACGGCGCCAGGTGTTTGAGCGCATCGTAGCGGAGCTGCACGAAAGCCCCTTCGATCGGATCGGCACCAAGGGCGAGGATCATTCGTTTTTCGATCGGCTGCGGCGGGTGGGGATTAAAGCCTGGCTGGCGCCGCGAATTGAGATTCAGCATTTGCACTACCTGGGCGTGCAGACGTCTGAACACTTCCGGCCGGATCGCGAACCGGACCATTTTTTCGAGCGGGAAAGCATCACCTAATTTTTGAGAGCAAAGGAGCTTGGTCACATGCGTTACACACACGAGCAGTTGAGGGTATGGCTAAAAACCCGCCCGATCCGTGGCGGGGCCGTCACGGTTACCTATTTCGCGCCGTACACCGCGGCGCCAACGATCTTGCAGCAATACACGTCGCCGCGAAGCCTGGTGATCGCCACGGTGCTGGCCGGCCTGGCGGCCGATGTGCAGGCCATAATCACGCACGATTTCCAGCTATCCGCTGCCGAAATCACGCTTAATTATCCGGTCGTTGTGCTGACGCCTCTCGACGGCAACGCGATCACGTCGCCCTGGTTCGAAGTTTCGCAGAACTCGAATTACACGGTACTGGGCAAGGGCTCGACGGCCGCCGGGTCGCTCACAAAGGTGTCGATCTTCCGGCCGGCAACGCAGATTCGATAAGGGGGGCGTAAGTGGCGCAAACAGTCAGACGCACGATCATTCCGAACAAAGGGCGGCGCAAGAACAGAAGCGCCGCCGCCGGCCGCCGCTCGAAAGCGAAGGCCGCGAAGCGTCGTTTATTTGGTGGGCACCGGCCGCGCACGAAACCGCGTCGCCGGAATCCGTCTCACCTGGTTGGTTTGAAGTTGAACAAAGGCCGTAAGACGGCGAGGAAGGGAGCAAGAAGCACTATGCCTAGCAAGAGAAAATCCGGCACGCACCACCACGCCGGCCACAAGAGAACGCGAAAGAACAAGGGGAAGCGCAAGGGGCACCGCAGCACTGGCCTGATGCGCTCGAACATGGGACGGCGCCGGCGCCGGAACGTGGGCCACGCCTCTAGCCGCTTTGCGATGGGCAACACCGTTATCAACGGTATTTTCGTCATCGCGGGCGCGCTCGGCACCAAGCTGATTACCCAAATGGTCCTTCAGGCCAATAACACCGGGTGGATCGGCTACGGAGTCTCGGCGCTGGTCGGCGCGGTGTTGTGGTTTGCGACTGACAAGACGCTGCACAATCCCGCGGCCTCTGCCGGCATCATCGCCGGTACCGTGGTGCAAATCATCATCCGTCTGATTAACGACTACACGCCGTTTGGACAGTACGTTTCTCAGCTCGGCATGGGCGACTACCAGGCACAGGCCTTCCTGACGCCGCAAGTCCTGGTCGATCCCTATAACAGCGCGCAAATTCAATTTCCCGCGGCGCTGCGTGCAATGATGGCGCCGGCGCCATCGACGGCGGCCAACATGAGCAAGTCGGCCGGCGTGAGTGGCTTCGATCCGCTCTATAGCGGCGCGCGCTCGGAGCTGTACGGCTGAGCGGGCCACGCGGGGCAGCACGCGGCGTAGTTTGTGGCAGGTTCCAAGAATTCATTTTGTGAGGAGAAAATTTCGATGCAGCGATACACGCATGAGCAGTTGAGGGAGTGGCTTAAAACCCACACGATCGCCGGCGGCGCCTACACCTACGGGCCGCAAGGTCAGATCATGGACGCGGCGCAGGCCGCGGCGGCGAAAAACACGAACGCGATTATGCAGGACTGGGTAGACCGCGGACCCTGGCAGTATTGGGACACGGTTGTATTCACCGGCGGCGCGCAAGTGTCGCAGACCTATTCGCCGTTTTCGATTCCGATCGGGCAACCGGACCCGAACGCCTCGAACAACATCAAGACCAAGCTGCAAACCAATTTGCAGCGCGGCAATCAGTTCCCGCCGCCGAAATGCCTGCTGCTGATGGCGATCGGCTTCTGGTTTGATCCCACCTGGACGAAAGCCGATGTCGCGAAAATTTTGAACTCGTGCTACATGCAGTTCAAAATCGACGACAAGGTTTTCCACGAGGGCCTGTTGTGGGAATTCCCCCCGGGCGCCGGGCTCACGGGGTTCACTCAGAACTCGGGCGACGCGGCCTTTAACCTGGGCCTGCCGGCGCCGCAATATCAACGCCGGTACGGCGAATGGTCGAAGTACATCGCGCCGCTTCAGCAGTTCGAAATGGCGCTGGTATTCGGCGGCGGCGGGATCACCGTTCCGACGATCGGCACAAGCGGCCAGAATCAATATATGGTCGTGACACTCGACGGCCTCACCGATCGCTCGGTACAGTAGGCCTACAGGGCAGGCTCGCGTATTCCGAAATCCGCGGGCCAGGCCAGGGGCATGATACGCGGGCGCCATGTACGGCGGCGCTCGCGTCCCTGGCCGCATTCTTTTCAAGGGAGGCGTTATGTACCTGCCGGCCGGCCAGGCGTGCAGCCAAGCTAACAGTAGTACACCGATGACGCAGGCGCGCATTGACTCGCAGGCGCGGCGCATCATGGCGCGCGGCCAGGCCTTCACCTATGGCAACCGCACGCTAAATAATCTCATGGCGCATCTGACGCCGCCGGTAGCGCGGCCGTCCTGCGGTGATCTCCAATCTAGCCGCGGGTTGCGCGCGGCCTCTCCGTTCCCTGAGCCTGGCGGCGGGCCTTCGCCTACGGTGAATCTGATGTCGCCGGCTCAGATGCAAAACTGGTTTGACGCCTGGGCGGCCAGCTCGGCCGCGGCGAATAAGCGCGCGAATTATGGCGCACTGTTTATGCCTACGGTGGGCGGTTCCTCGCCTGGCGTTTCGAGTGGTCCTGCGGCCGCGGGCGCGCCTGGTAGACCCGCGGCCGCGGGTTCCTGGTCGTGGTCGCTCGGTGGCGGCGTGGATGCGACGCGCGCGAGCTGTACCACTCCTGAAGTGCTACCGGTCGATACTGTCGATCGGCCGGCGACGGGCTCGGGCGCCCGCTCTTCTTCC